AAAATTATTATTAGTATCATAAGTGTTGAGTGCTTTTAAGATTTTTTCGTAATTGTTGAGTGTTATTTTTCCGCTCTTTTCTGCTCGATAAATCGTTTGGCCCGTCAAGCCGCAAAGGCTTGCTAGCTTTTCCCTTGATAGACCTTTGACCGTTCGTAGTGCTTTGATTTGTTCTTTCATTGTGTATTTGTTTAAAAGTTAAACCACGAATCCGATGTGGCGATGATTAAAATTAAGATAATAATTCCGATAATGTTAAATACGTTTTTCATTTGTTTTGTTTTTGTTAATGATTGCAGTTGATAGGATGCTGCGCCCCTTGTTTGATATTTTAAAATAAAGAGCAAATTGCGTTTGATGTTTTTACTTTATATCTTATACATTCACGCTGAAAGTCATTAACAAGCATTTCATATTGACTTGCGGTAATTTCATCATTTTTTAATGCATACATTAAATTTTTTGCAAATGTAAAGGCGTTTGTGTTTTCATCAATTTCAGCAATTTGAAACATTGATTCTCTTAATGTTGAATTTTTCATGTTGTTTGTTTTTGTTTGTTTGATAAATCAAAGATACAACCTTTTTTCATATAACAATCATTTTACAAAACTTTTTTTAATATTTATTAAAAAACCCCCAACGTAGACACGCCAGGGGTAAACCAACAAAAAACAAAAAAAACTAATTTATTGAGTAATTATTTGATTCCTTATACTGTTTTATGCACGTTTCCCAAATCTCTCCGGACCGGCTCAACCCTTCATCTTTCATCCTCCGGTACTCGCTTTGATCGCCTACGTCATGGCCTAAATGGTTGGATTTCAATCCATTCATATAATAGTTCTTAAACCCTAGCGCGTCAAGCCTAAAACCGTAATCGCTATCTTGCATCCCATAGGGGTCAAAGGCTTCGTTAAAATACCCAACGGCATCAATGGCTTTCCTGGGAACAACCACGTTTCCAAAGGGCGCCCAGGTCGGATGGACTTGTAAGCCGTTAATAAGCTCAATATTGGGCAATGATTCTACGCAATGGATGCCGCACATTCCGGTATCCGGTATGGCTTTGATATGCTCAACGGCCATCGCTAGCCAATTCTCCGGCATCTGTATATCATTTCCGCAAAAGGCTACCGCGTCATATTCTCGGGTCTTGTCAATGCCTTCGTTAAGCGCGGCGGCTATCCCTAGCCTATCAATCCTGAACAAATCAAAAGGGTAATTACCTTTGTTAAAACCATCAATGGCTTGATCCGTGAAGGTATGGCGTAAATAATCGAGAAGTACTATTGCGACTTTCATTTTTTAAATAGTTTGCAGTAATTATTCTCAAGTATAACCGAATGACCTGACAACTTTAATTTAATATTATCCCATCCATACCCAAGAATATGCGTACCAAAATAATCATTCCATACGGTATCGCTATTTTCCAAAGGCGATTCCAAATAAATATATTCAACATCTTTTAAACTCTCGGCTAGTTTGTCAAAGTCTGCATTTGAAATATGCTCAATAAAATGCGTTGATAAAAATAAGCCATTATACAACTTTGCATCAAACCAATTAAATGAATCCGGTATGTAATTTGTGAACCTTGAATCTTTACATTTACTGTTGTTTATTGCCTCTTCACAAATTTCAATATTTTTCCAACTTACTATATCATTATTTTGGGATAGTATAACATTTGCCAAATCGCCTTTCCAACCTCCGGCCTCGGTTATATGGGTTGGCTTTACATGGTCAAAAACTTGCAATGCAAAATTTAAATCATAATGAGCCTGATGGGGATATAATTTTTCTAATTCATTATAGTAATCTTTTTGACTGTTATACGATATTGAATCGTAATTTTCTCGCCATTCGTTAAATGTGTATTTCATATGTTTTGTTTTAATTCTTTTACCGGTACGCCAACGTATTTATATTGCGGCCTTAGTATGCTTTTCTTTCCAACAAATGCGCTCGCCCCTATCATACACTTTGTCGGTATTTCTACCCTTTGATGTATTGCTGCATTCATTCCCAAATTTACTCTATCATTAATTACACAATGCCCGGCAATGCTTACTCCGGCGCATATAGTACAATTATCTTTTATAATAACATCGTGAGCAATGTAGGCGTGCTTCATTATAAAATTATTATTGCCTATCGTTGTTTCTCTTTCCATTCCGCCATCAATAGTTACCATCCCGGTAAAAGTGTTATTATCGCCTATTATAACTTTGTCCGGCGTAGTTCCAAATCTTACCCTATGCTCTGCCGGTGCGCCTATAATGCAGTATGGCCCAATGTAATTGTTATTGCCCAATACAACATTAGGATATATTATAGCGGTTGGATGGATAAAATTATTTTGCATAAAGTTGTTTTATGAAATACAACACTTCGCCTCCATACTTATAAACCGGCTCATAAAGTTTAAAACCTTGCGAAATTAAATTATTTGCACTTGCAAAATTTGTGTATATGGTGTAAGTAATTGCCACGCTTGAATGTTTCTTTGCTGCCCTTAGTCTTATTTGAATCATTTTTTTATGTAATCCTTTGCCGCGGTATTGTTTTTTAACCCACGCGCGGTTGAATATGCAAATACCTTCCGAATAAATTGAACCACAATAAGCAATAACCGCCCCTTTTTTATCAACCTCAACCCACCATGCGCGATTTGTTTTAAACTCATTGGGGCATCCTTTGAAGTTGGGATTATTGTTTTCAACCTCTTGTAACTTCAAATATAAGTCGATATCAATTATTCTGCCCTGATCAAATACCTTTATCATTTGTCAACTTTTTGCGAGTATTTCCCACACGTTTTGCACTTGTACATTATCTTAATTAATCCGCTTGCGAGTACATTCTTTCTTTGTTTGATAAGATCATCGCTGCCACACTCTTTGCAACTCCCACGATCCTGCCCAAATACAACTCCATAATGTGTACGGCCTTCAATATGCTTTGCAAGTTCTGTATAAACTTTCTCAAGTAAAACAACATCCTTTTTGCAGTACTTAATCATATCCGCCATTGCGGTTGGGCATTTGTCAAACATGATACGCTTCCACAGTCCGAACTCTGTTTTTATCTTTTCGCCAAATCCCAAAAAGTCTGCAATGTAATTGAGCTTATTACTATTAAATCTAAACTTTTGCCTAGCTATTTTTAATGTATCAATGGTTGTATAACGTGGAAACATATCTATTCCGTGAAATAAGCATCTTGTTCTTATCCACGCTAGGTCGAACTTGTCGCCGTTATGTCCTATTGCCTCATCACTTTGATTGATTACTTTTATGAATGCTTCGAGCATCCTTTTGTCGTTTTGCTTACAATCCCAATTTAATGAGTGGACCTCTTTTTGATCCTCCCATTTATAGCAAATGCAAATGATAGCGCGCTCCTTAATTATGTTTGACGAATCAATATTTTTCTTATATCCGGCTTCCCAAAATAGGCCAATGTTGGGCGAAGTTTCGATATCGAAAAAAAGGCGCTTTCTTTTCGTCATACAAAATTTTGCTCAAAGTAAAAAACCTTTTTTGTTATAAAAAATATAGTTTCGCCTCGGCTTCTCTGCGCCTTGTTAACCCTGATAGTACCTTGCCACCGGCTTTGTTCCACTTGGTGAACTCGGAGCGGATCGTGGGGTCGTTGGGGTTGAAATTAACCTTTTTGAGTAGGGTCGATTTCTGCAAATTGCCTATGCCTATGTTATATGCTAGGCTTACAATAGCTGAAAATTGATTGTCTGTTAAAATAGTTTTGATTTCCTTTGCCACCTTGTCGGCAAAATTAGCCACAATAAGCTCAAATAATTGGTCGGCCTTTGCTTGGGTTATCCTATCGCCTGGCTTTACGGGCGTACCATCCTCAAAAAAAGTATTACCATATCCAATAGTCCAACGCCCGGCGCTGCATTGGTAGGCAACTAGCTTGCACCCCTCAAAAGACTTTATCAAATCTTTGCCGGCTTTGTTCATGGCTTAATTTTAAAGAACACCCATAACCCAATCGCCACTCCAATCAATATAAGATAGGTTAGGCGCTTGTCTGCCTTTTGCTTATATTCCTTTGCCTTTGCTTCAATATCCTTGAGGTCGGCTTGCAATAACGTCAGGCGGCTATTGTCAACCACTACGCTCTTAATAGTATCGCGGATTGTTAATTTCTTAACGATGTCGCGCGTCTGCCACTTGGTTACGTAGACCGTATCGCCAATGGTCAAAATCTCGGTTTCTTTTTGAACCGTTGTATCGTATTGGATAAGCGTATCGGATGCAGTTACAAATGTTGTATCGTTAGCGCAAAGGCCCAACCTTATAACCTCGTTTTTTACCTCCTCAAATTTTGCACGGTTGTTTAATACTTGTTTAACCGGATTGCAACTGAAGGCAACAATCGCCGTAATTATCAACACTATTAAAACCGCGATATAATCATTTCGTTTCATCTGTAAAAAAGTTTGATAAAAATTTGCCTACCATTCCAACTATCGCCACCCCGATAGC